GAGATGCGGATCGGAAGAGCCTTAAGGGCCCTCGGATATGAAAAAACAGTCCAAAAAATTAACGGAAAAACGATGCGAATTTGGTCGCTAAAAATTGACGAAAATTTATCGTAAAAATTTGACCTCGAGGTAGTAACCAGAGGTAGTAACCGAGGCCTATCATCTTACTATACTAGTCAGGTAATGGTGTCAAGATGAAACTGACATGATTAGTCGGTTATGCTGTAATTTTTACAATTTCGGCAAAAATGGGTGAAAGTTACTACCTGTTACTACCTGTTACTACCTCTAGTTACCCTTAATTGTTTAATGATTCCGATATGGTTACTACCGTTACTACCTATATACATAACATAGAGTCCCAGTATGGGGTATAACCACGGTGAGATATCTCAGTGACGTAATACCGCATGGTAGAGCTCTTTCCACGCACATAGGTAGTAACCGTAGTAACCGGGGCTAAAAATAGTGATGCAATTAAGGTATAAATTATGATAAATTAGAGTGGTTGAAAATCACACTTTTTGCTGCCGAAAAGAAGCAACGCGTCAATCGTCAGAAAAGGATCAAACACACTCAGCCAAAATCTCGTTGACGAGTGACCTAACGGTAGCCTCAACACGTGGCTTGTTGCCGGCTACAAAAATTGTAGCCACTGGCTTACTGAGGTCAGCTTGGTCTAGGTCGATATAGACAGTGGCGGCTGAGTTGATGCCGTTGAGGTATAACCTATCTTTGCCAGCCTTGGTCCAGCGACCAACTGTGACACCCAATCTTTTTGCTGCCGCTGACTGTTTTGCTTTTTCGATAATTTGGTTTTTCATACTGTCTCCTCCGGCGGCTCATCGCCGCTCATATCTCTATTATACGACAATTTTGGTCAGGAATTATGAAGTGATTATTAATTACGCCATGCCGTTGATAGCTTTGGCCTTGACGATCTCATCGACGCCGTAGCCCAATTTTTTGGCTAGGATGGCCATTTGGCCGTGGGTGACCTTACCCCCTTGCTTGCTTGACAATTCCTTCACAGAGGCGTTCCAGAGGGCTTTACGGGCCTCAGTCACTGCTGGGGTCCACTCTGCCGCAAATGCCGCCTCAATGGCGGCGTATAGCTCTTGGCGGAGCGACGACGGTACACTGTCACGCTCATAGCCGCCTCGGCCCTCGTTGACCAATCTGTTATAGGCCATATCTTCTGCTTCGATCTTTTTGATTTCTGCTTTAATTTCTGTCACTGTTCTCATCGTTTTTCCTCGCTATATTTCTATTATAACCCCCTTTTATGGGGCTGTGTGTGAAGAGATTGTTAAACCAACAATACTGGAAATCATTGAGGAAATTAGCTTAATAAACTCTTCACAATTGCTGACTTGACGGCCGTCAATAACGGTTATGTACTAAGCCTACAGTACCGACAGAATTGTACAGCGCGTTAGAGTGTGATATGTGGGATGGATGGATAAAACAGACAGAGATGTGGAAGTAATCTTAGATCCGCTGAGACAACGAGCTTATGCTGGGGCGATCACTCCTCATGGAGTACTGACCCGTGTTGCCGAGTATCTTGATAGTAGAGCGGTCTATGCTGACAAGTATTGTGCTGACTTGATTAGAGACTCGATCAAAACTACAAGTTGGAGAGATCCGAGCGAAGACAAAAAAATAGATGACGCACTCCAAACTGTGCGAGAGATCCAGATGTTGAGCGAGAGTGGAAGCGGAGGACCAGACGATATGCGAAACTTGCTGAGCCAACTCAAAGCAGAGCTTACTAATCTCAGAAATCATAAGAGTAAAAAGAACTATTCTTTGTAGTACCAATCAGAGACCCATTATGTACGAAAGGAGTATGATATGAACCATGTGATATTAATCGGCAGACTTGGTAAGGATCCAGAGTTTGTCGACTTGAAGGGAAGCGAACACAAGATTGCAAAATTGTCACTGGCGACAAGCGACAAGGATGCTGAGGGCAAAGAGCGGACAGAGTGGCATCACATCACACTGTTTGGGAAACTCGCAACCATTGCTGTTGAGCATCTCGCTAAGGGCCGCGAAGTGTGTATTGTTGGCAAAGTGACGTACCGAGAATATGAGGACAAGCAGGGCAACAAACGCACAACGACAGATATTATCGGCAAGGAACTGAAATTTGTCGGTACCAAAAATAGTTGACAAAACTTTGCTGGCATAACAAAACTTGTTACATGTGGTTGTGCCCCACTTAACCAAATCCGTAAGTGGGGCGTTTAAAACGAAAGGAAGATCATGACATACGGAATCGAGAACCTAAAGAAAGTCCCAGACTTTGGAGCGTCACTAGCAATGGCTTATACTAAAGCCGAGGCTGATGGTAAGGTTACTTTTGCTGATTTGCCGCATGTTATCCAACCTGCAATTGATTTTGTACAGCTGGTGTTCGCGCTTAAAAAAGTGGGGCGTGAGCTTGCTGATCTAACTGTCGAAGAAAAAGATTCTCTTACACAATATGCTGTAGAAAAATTCTCACTTGAGAACAAAGTTGCTGAAGAACTCGTTGAAGCGACATTCGGTTTTGTGCTCAATGGTGTTGCTCTGATTCACCAATGGCAACAAGGTCTAAAAAAGTAGGGAGAACAAAATGAAAAACAAAATGCTTATTTTGCTAGGTGCTGCTCTCATTGTTGGTCTAACGATGACAGCTTTCTACAAGAAAGTGACGATTAAAAAAGCTGAGGCTCCAGTCACTGAAACTCCTGCCGCACAGTGATGCAAGCCTTAAAAGATTTTCTTCTTAAGTTCTTCAATCAAACCACTGTCATTGGCGCACTCGTTGAAGCGAGCAAGCTTTTGATTGGCGTTGCAACGAAATGGCTTGAGCGATACGAAGAGAAGAATCTAAAGAAGAAGACGAAAGCTTTTGTTGATCACAAAGCGCAGCAGATTAAAAAGGCTGAGGAATACTTTGCTGATAAGACAAAACGCTTTGAAGCTATACGCGAAAGAATCAAAGCTTGGGATCAAAGCAGATGAAACTCTTGCTCACAATCTTTGCTGTGATTTCTTTTTCTGGCTGTAGCGCTCTCATGGGTTCTCCAAACTTCCCACGTAGAGACTTTACCCCACAGCCGTACATAGTGCTTGGTAATAGGTTATGTACTATAGTGGCCGGGGAGCAGCGCTGCATCGACAACGACACCGAAGAGGCTGAGAAGATGGAGTGCTACAACAAAGACGAGATCACTCAACTTATGCAGTATGAGTTACTACTAATCCAATCATGTGAGCGCTGGACTAAGTCCGACTAGTGTACTAAGGTACACCTGTGGCTGTATCTCGCTTTCCAACCAAAAAAGAATTTCAGGAAGACTTTGAAAACTCTCTTTATCGCACGACTGGATCAAAGTCTATTGCCCAAGAGATGATGAAACTCTACGCTGAGCTTGCAGCCAAGGACAAAGTTGACTTACTCAAACACGTCCTCCCATATTGCTACCCAAAATTTGCATCGATAGAATTTAAACAGCAAAACAACGATGCTGCAGACACAGCAGAACTACAAAGACTGCTGGAGAAATTATCAGAACTAGAGCAAGAGCAAGCAATCATTGCTGAGGCGAAAATAGTTAATGACGATTAAGCATACTCTATCATCAATTAGCATTCCCGCGTTAAACGAAGCGATTAATCACGGGATTAAATCATCGCAGCATCACTACAATCAGGGGAGTAATGTTGATGTCAGTGCATTTCTCACGTCGAAGTATGCCAGATCATTCCCTGGCTATCGGTACAAGTTTGATGTGTGTTCACTCTTCATGTACATCTTGTGTTTCTTTGATGACGAAGATTTACAAGAGGATATACTGATATATATATTTAGATATGCACGCACTAGAGAAGTTGCTAGACGCAGAAAAATTGAGCGATGGAAAGAAATTTCTGCTGATAAAAGAGCTCTTGAAAAAGAAGTATCTTGATTCGCTTTATTTAACTGCAAAAGATTTACTGGGATATAAAGACATCAATCCAAGAACACATGGTGAGATGATCTCGATTTTGGAATCACCGAGTAAGCGAAAGCTTATTGTGATGCCCCGAGGCACGTTCAAATCATCGATTGCTGTTTCAGCATACTGCGTGTGGAGTATCTTAAGAAATCCGAATGAGCGCATCTTGATTGATTCAGAGTTGTATACAAACTCGAAGAACTTTCTAAACGAGATCAAGGCGCACTTTGCTTCTAAAGACTTGATCAGATTGTTTGGAGATCTTCGGTCGAATACAAATTGGACTGAAGGCGAGATCACAGTGAACAACAGGACTGAGGTGAAGAAGGAAGCATCTATTACGTGTGGTGGGATTGAAACGGTGAAGGTAGGACAGCATTATACAAAGATTATTTCTGATGACTTAAACTCGAAGAATAACTCAGCAACACTTGCTGGCAGGAGGAAAGTGATCCAGCATTACAGGATGAATACGGCGATTTTAGAGCCAACTGGAACGTACGTTGTTATTGGTACAAGATACGCTGAGGACGATTTGATTGGACACATCATGTCATACGAAATGAACATTTCTTTAGACAAGATGAATGTTTGGAGGTAGAGTGATTGCATGGCGACAATCACGGATCCAATTACGCAGATAACTATTGAGACACTTGATGTTGCTGGGGCAACGGCTGGTGCTGTTTTAGTTGAGCCAGTTGCGAAACAAAATTTTGTAGAGATCTTTGTCAAAGATGGAAATGATGTCAGATTGTTTCCAGCACCTGTTTACGGGGAGTATACAGCAGCGCAATTAGCTGCGATGAATTCAGGGCGCAAGTATCGTCCACTGCCTAATGGGAGCCTCTATTCGATTGAGGGTCCTGTAAGATTTTATTTGGTTGAGTACAGCAATGATGTAACCTCAGAGGTTGTGTTGACGAGGGGTTTATCGACGTCTGTTGATGCCACGCAGATTAGTTAAGGGGGCAAGATGCCATACATTGGTGCTGGTTTTGGTAGTCAGTTAGCGGACGTTAATTCTGATTTTTTGTACAACATTCAAAAAGGTGCTGTTGCGAATACGGCGGTATCTAGGAGCACTGGGTACATCAATATGTTTTCAAGTGTTGGTGCTACTGAGTTTGATATTTGGGGCGCGGCGCCGACGAAGACTAAGCTTACATACTTAGGAACTGGAGAGACATTATCTGTTGTGTCTACTGATGCGAGAGATGATGCAGGGGATGTTGGCGCGACCAAAGTGATGATTAAAGGTCTAGACAACACCCTCACTGAAATCTCAGAAGAAGTCACGATGAATGGTCTCACTCCAGTTGTGACGACGAAGGTGTTCTTCCGTGTGAATGAGTGCTACGTTTCAGAGACAGGAAATGATGAGAAGAACTTAGGTGTGATCTCATTAACTCCAACGGTTACTGTTGCTGCATTGCAAGGGCAGATCAACATTGGTGATTCAAGGATGTTTAATTCGCATTACACAGTTCCTTTCGGAAAAGCTGCTTACTTATATTTTCTGTGCTTGTCGGATTCAAAAGAGGATGATTTAAAGGTGCGGCTTAAGGCTAGATCATTAGTACCGTCACGCAGTCCTTTTGTTACGATGATGACGTTTTATTTATACAACACGGCATTACTGCGACCAATTCCTTATATTAAGTTTGATGCTGGGACAGACATTCTACTCACAGCGCAAGGGTTGGGCGGAGTTGTTGTAAATAACAGTATCTCAAGTTCATTAGAGTTTGTAGTATCCCCTAGATAAATAGCGAAGCTATGGAAGCTACGCAGTGGGAGCTGGTTTACAAATCTGCTGAGAGAGACAACGGAGAGTTGTTTTTTCCCGAGCGTCTTACGCGAGAATTTCTAAATTCTCAGAAGAAGACGATGGGTTTGTACGAATACTCAAACCAGTATCTCAATAAGACAATTCCAGAAGAGAGTAAGATATTCAAAGATGAGTGGATTCGATATTACGATATCGTTCCATCTGTTGCATCACACACGTTTGCTTTTATTGATCCAGCCATTGGGCAGAATGATGGAAATGATTACACCGGAATGGTTGTAATTAAGGCTACGAGCGACAAGAAGTGGTATGTTATTTTTGCTGATAGGAAGAGGATGACACCGACAGAGACTGCTGAGAAGGTCTTTGAGATCCAGAGGCGCTATAACCCAATAACGGTTGGTATTGAGGCGCAGAGTTATCAGCAAGCGTTGGTGTATCTCTTGTCAGAGGAGATGATCAAGCGGAAGATAAACGTGCCGATCAAAGCTGTCAAACGGACGACAGCGAATCAACAGATGCTAGTGAAGAATACGAGGATACTGTCGCTGGTGCCAAGATTTGAGTGGGGCAATATCTACCTGTCTCGGGGGATGTATGCATTAGAGGAGGAGATCAAGGGATTTCCTAGGGCTGCTCACGATGACATCTTAGATGCGCTTGCAAGCCTCGAAGAGGTTGTAATGTATCCAGATCCAATTAGGGATGTGATGGAGAAGCCGCACTCACAGTCTTCGCCAGATTACGAGAGGTGGTATATACAGAACCTTGGAAAGACTCGTTAGAGTTGACTAAGTTTGTGTGACGATATAGCTTGGTGTCAGAGAGGTATACATGGCTAGACCAGCAGGTTCGAAAAACAAGGTAAAAACAGCAGAAATGGAAGGATTAGACATCCTGATGAACGACGATTTAAATGAACCAACAGAGAGTGAGCCTGTAGCTACGCAGAAAGGGTTACCTTTACGGGATCAGCTGATCCAGTTTAATACGATGGCCTCTATGGCTTCAGCGGCTAAGCAAGAATGGATTGAGACGTCAAAAGAGGTGATTGATTACTTCAATCCAAATGGACTAGGTGGGAAAGATTATTTTATTTTCAACGGCGTGAAGGTGCGTGAGACTGGGAGCTCACCCAAAGTGCTTGCTGATCAGCATATGGATCTCACTGCCCAAGCGTATGGGAAGGATGCTGGGAAGCTTTTAAAATGAGCTTTGAACTTGGGCTCATTATAGTCTTGCTTGTTTATCTAGTTGCCAGAGAAATCTTTTTTATTTATTCTACAAACAAATTGCTGAATAAGCTGATGAGTAGGAATTACCAAGATTTTGCTTTCTCATCAGGGATTGTTTCAGCGAAAAGTGAAAAGAAGGGACATGACCTGTTAGAGTCATATAATCCAGATTTGCACGAAGATTTTGACATAGTAACCGATATACGGAATGGGTAGATGTCTATATTTTCTGGATTATTCTCCGGATCTGAAAAAATTACAGACGCAAGTCAGCAGCCAAAGATTGACATTGATCTCGTTAATCACGTTAAGTCAAAGCTTGAAGAATGCCGAATGCATCCAGCAAGGGTTGCGCACGAATCTGTTTGGATGACAAACGTCGCATATCTGCTGGGATACGATGGAGTCGTTTACAATTCCAATACGAATAGATTCCAGCCTTCAGACTCTTCGATGCCTTTCGTTAAGCGCGACAGAGTGCATGTTAATAAGATTCTTCCGACGATTCAGAATAGGCTAGCAAGGCTTTGCAAGTCTCCTCCAAGGTATGAGGTAAGGCCTGAGTCAAACTCTCCTGATGACAAGGACAAGGCTAGAAAGAATCTATATCGACTGACGTATATGTGGGATAAGCTGAAGCTCGACGAGAAGATGCTGTATCTCTATATGTGGGCGCAGCAGTGTGGTCACGCTTATGTAAAGATATCTTGGGATGAGGCATTAGGGAATCTCTTAAGCTTAGATGAGTACCTCTATGAGGGGGATGTAAGGGCTGATATTGTGAGCCCATTTGAGATAT